ATAGTTCAAGTAGGAAATTTAAATACTGGAGTTTTAACTTTTACTTCTACTGGTGGAGATGCTAATTTCTTTTACACAATAATTTACGTATAATATGACAACACAAGTTTTAACCCAAGAAGAACTTACTCAAGTTCAAAGTTTACAATCAAAAAGAGACCAATTAACAATTGATTTTGGTTATGTTGAATTTCAAATTCAAGAATTAGAACTTCAAAAAGAAACCCTTATTGACCAACTCACTCAACTTAAACTACAAGAAATTCAAGTAGGAAAAGAAATTCAAGAAAAATACGGCGAGGGAGCTATCAATATATCTAAGGGGGAATTTACTAGTTCTAATTAATTTTGACTTTCTCTGTAATATTTATTACGGAATAAAATCAAAATAATTTTATAAACATGGCATCAACACTAATATCACCTGGCGTACTCGCTTTAGAAAACGACAACTCCTTTATCACACAGCAACCTGTGACTGTAGGAGCTTCTCTTATTGGTCCTACAGTTAAAGGTCCTGTAGAAGTTCCCACAATTGTTACTTCTTATAGTGCTTTCCAAAATAAATTTGGTACTACTTTTTTAAGCGCTAGTAATGTTTACACATATTTTACATCTGTAGCGGCTTTTAATTATTTTAATAATGGGGGTCAATCACTATTAATATCTAGAGTAGTAAGTGGAACATTTACTTCTGCAACTACTGCTACTGGTTCAGTAACTGGTTTAGCAGGTGGTGGAGTATCAATATTAAACTCTGCTTCTTTAGCTGAGGCTTTAGTATTAAAAACTATTTCTCAAGGTACTATTATGAACAATTCTAGTTCATTAGATTCCTCAGGAGCATTAATTTCAGGTTCCGCTGATAATATCAGATGGCAAGTTACAAATCAAGATACTTCAAATGGTACTTTTGCTTTATTGATTCGTCAAGGAGATGATAATGCAAATACTCCTATTGTATTAGAAACTTTTACTAATTTATCAATGGATCCAACAGCTCCAAATTATATATCTAGAGTAGTTGGTAATCAATATAAACAATATAACGCAGCTGATAATCAAATTGAAGTAATAGGAGATTTTCCTAATAATTCAAGATATGTTTATGTATCTAGTGTTTTAACTCCAACTCCTTTATATTTTGATAATAACGGTATAGCGAAACCAGCATTAACAGGATCTATTCCAGCAAATGCAAGTGGTTCATTTGTAGGTGCTACAGGTAATTTATTTGGAGCGGGCGCTGAATATTATAATAACATTGATGTAGCTTCAACAAATACCCAAGGATTAACAGGTAGTGATTATAGCAATATGATTAACTTAATGGCTAACGCAGATGATTACAGATACAATGTGTTATTAACCCCTGGTTTATTTGCTTCACCAGCTAAAATTGGTTCTTCACAAGTAACAACTGCAATTAACAATACACAAAATAGAGGAGATGCTATTTATGTAGTAGATTTAGTACCTTTTAGCTCAAGCATTAATGATGTTACTACTCAAGCAAATGCTAAAAATACTTCATATGCTGCTTCATACTGGCCTTGGGTTCAAACCATTGATCCTGATTCTGCTCAATTAATTTGGGTACCTGCTTCAACAATGGTAGGTGGTGTTTACGCTTATAACGATAACGTATCAGAACCTTGGTTCGCACCAGCAGGTATTAACAGAGGTGGATTAAGCACTGTAGTTAGAGCTGAAAAGAAATTATCTCAAGCTAATCGTGATACTTTATACACTAATAAAGTTAACCCAATCGCTACTTTCCCTGGAACTGGAGTTGTAGTTTACGGACAGAAAACATTACAAACTAAAGCAAGTGCTTTGGATCGTGTAAATGTTCGTAGATTGTTAATTTCTCTTAAATCTTATATTTCTCAAGTAGCAAATAACTTAGTATTTGAACAAAATACAATTGCAACTCGCACTAGTTTCTTAAACCAAGTTAATCCATACTTAGAATCAGTTCAACAACGTCAAGGTTTGTATGCTTTTAAAGTAGTAATGGATTCAAGTAATAATACTCCTGATGTAATTGATAGGAATCAATTGGTAGGTCAAATTTATATTCAACCTACTAAGACAGCAGAATTCATTTACTTAGACTTCAACATCTTACCTACAGGAGCAACTTTTCCAGCGTAATTTTTTAAAAACGGAATATTTATAACAAAACAAATAAATAAATAAAATGGCAGTATTAGATCCAAACGAAATATTTTTCACAGCCTTTGAACCAAAACAGGCCAACCGATTCATTATGTATATTGACGGTATACCAGCGTATGAGATTAAAGGTGTCGGTGCAGTTACATTATCTCAAGGTACTGTGCCTTTAAACCATATAAACGTAGTACGTAATGTTAAAGGTAAAACTACTTGGGGTACTATCCAGTTCACGTTATTTGATCCTATCACTCCTTCAGGAGCTCAGGCAGTAATGGAATGGGTACGTTTACACCACGAATCAGTAACTGGACGTGATGGTTATAGTGATTTCTATAAGAAAGACTTAACATTCGACGTATTAGGACCTGTAGGTGATATCGTTTCAGAATGGATTATTAAAGGTGCTTTTATTACTGAATCTAATTTTGGTGATTATAACTGGGATACAGCAGATACGGCAGTTAACATCACAATGACAGTTCAACCTGATTACTGTGTGTTGAATTTTTAATAAAATTACAATTACTATTGAAAGAGCTCGCATTTTTTGCGAGCTTCTTTTTTTTGTTAATATTTATAACAAAATAAGTTTATGAGCGAATTTAAGTTTCCCACAGAAGTTGTAGAATTACCCTCAAAGGGTTTATTTTACCCAGAAGATCACATTTTACGAAGCGGTACAGTTGAAATGAAATACATGACCGCAAAAGAAGAAGACATTTTATCTAACCAAAACTTTATTTCTAAAGGTATTGTATTAGACAAATTGTTAGAATCATTAACATTAAATAAATTTGACATTAAAGATTTAATAACAGGAGATAAAAATGCTATTTTAGTAGCATCTCGTGTTTTAGGTTATGGTAAAGATTATTCATTTACTTATAATGGGGAAGAACATACTATTGATTTAAGTAAAATTAATAACAAACCATTTGAAGATTCCTTAGTATCTTCTAAAGGCACTTTATCCTTTACACTTCCTAATTCAGGTACTAAAGTTGAATTTAAACTTTTATCCGAAAAAGATGAAGAAAAAATTCAACAAGAAATTGAAGGACTTAAAAAGTTTAATAAAGAGTCATCAACAGATGTAACTACTCGTTTAAAACACCAAATAGTATCAGTTAGTGGTAATGAAGATAAAATGTCTATTAAAGAATTTGTAGATTACTACTTATTAGCCTCAGATTCAAGAGCATTAAGGTCTTATATAAAAAATGCAGCTCCTGATGTTGATTTAAGTTATAAAGTAAATATTAATGGTGTTGAGGAGGATATCAACATCCCAATTAATCTTAACTTTTTTTGGCCTGACCTCTAATAATGTTTCTGCATTTAGATTATCTGTATTTAACCAAATCCACGAGATAGTTTTTCATGGTAAAGGTGGATATGATTATAATACTATTTATAATATGCCTATTTGGTTACGTGAATATACTTTCCATAAATTAAAGGATTTTTATAATCAAGAAAATAAAAATCCAAATGAAGATAGTTGGATTCAAGGTAATGTAAAAGAAGAAGCATCTAAAAATAAAAAAATTCAAATTCCAACATATATTACAAAGGCGTCTAAAAAATGATGCCTTTTAATATTTATAACATATCATTATTAAATGGCAGCTAGACAACCAACACCAGCAGAATTAAAAGAAGCGTTAAGTTTATTAAAACAACTTAAAAAGGGATACACTGATTTAGGTGATACAACTAATGCCGTTTTTTTATCAAATACAGATAATATTAAAGATACAATAACACAAGCTGGAGGTGTTAAATCAATTTTAGAAAAATGGACACTTGAATTAGATAAAGTAGAAGATAGTTTAGAAACAGCTGGTAAAAGTGCTAAAAGTATTTACCAACAATTTAATAATATTGTAGGAGAAATTAAAAAAAGTAACCAAAACATTAATTTAGGTAGTAAATCAATGAGTGTTTTCCAGCAAACTGCTGAAAAATTAAAAAATGACCAACAAGGAATAACTCGACTATCTAAAACAGAACTTGAAACTTTACAAAAACAAAATAGACAAGCATTATCTAACTTAGATATAGCTAACCAAGCACTCCAAAACCAAATAGATAACAATGAACTAATAGGAGATGAATTATTAAAAGCAGAAGCTCTTGTAGGTGAAAGAAAAGAAGAAGCTACAGCTATAAAAGATTTAATTAAGTTAACAGATGATAGATTAAAAAAAGAACAAGAAATTGAAAAAACTCTAGGTATAGCTCCTAAATTATTAGATGGATTAAAAAAGATTCCTATAATAGGTGATGTTTTAGATATTAAAGGAGCTAAAACTGCTATGATTGAAGCAGCTGAAGGAGGAGCTAGTGGGTTTCAAGCTATGGGAGCTGGAGTTAAAGCATTAGGTCCATCTTTAAAAGCTGCATTAGGTCCTTTGGCT